AAATGTGATTGGCAGATTTTCCCGGCGTTTGTGAAAGGATTAGAAAATTATGGCGGCAAGGGTTCGCCCATTTTGAAATGATTAAAAATCAAAAAAGTGCGGCGGCGTATTTGATGAAAGCGCTAGGGTATATAACCAAAGCGGCGGCGGGTTCGGATCAGGGCACCATATACGGGAACCGCTACGGCATATCTCAAAACGCACGCGCACCGGGTTGGATAACCGTTAAAGAATACGCATGGCATATAGCCGGGCAATTGATCGAAAAAGCCAGACTAAAGCAAAGGCGGGATTTAAGGCCGTTAGAACAGAAGCGGGAAGAAATAAAAGAAAAAATAGAAGCGGCTACAAAAGACAATAAAAAAAGATTAACTAAAGCACTTGAAAAAGTGCGCGAAAAAATAACAGATAAAAAAGGATCAATTTTCTATGGTCGTAACCGGGTTATCTGTAAAGGTGAGGATTCAGCAAACAGGCTTTTAAACTGGTTTAAGGGGTTGGGCTGGGTCGGTCTGGATAAGCCGCTTAGTTCTTATTTTGATTATTTGAAAAGGCACCGGGAGCATTTAAAAAAAGAATACGAGCAATGGCACAAAAATGTAGTGGATTGTGGGTGGTGGGAAAGTTTGAAATTTAACGATAATTTAGAGCCTATACAGGGGTAAAAATGAATTTAACAAAAAAACTAAATAGCGTTAAAGATAATGCAGCAAAGGCAAAGCAATTGCCTTTATTGTCCAAAGCGGCGGCGGCTGAAAGTATCTTTGATGAAATTCTTGATTTATTGACGGGTATGATTGAAAAAATAGAGGTTTCAAAACAGGGGAGTGGTAACAATGGCGAATGATTCAGTAGCGGCAATAGATTGCACTATTACCGTATCAGGCGAAATTCGGATGAAAAAGAAAGGCCGATATAAGTACTATTTGTGGACTGAGGATTTTGGTCCCCAGTTTTTTAATACTGGTAAAGGCCAGCAGTTTTTAATCGGTCATATGCGTGAACTGGGGTGCCCGGTAACGGTAGCACCTGAAAAGCCGCAAGCGGCGGCAAACGATCCTATCCACGAAGCGGCGAACGATCCAGTTAATGAGGAGGAAAACGAAAAAGGCTTTTTAGGGTGGTAAATATGGAAGTTAAAATTTTAACTTCCATCTAATATTTCTGGCGCTAGAAATATATTTTTAAAACGTAATGTCGGGAGACATAACCATGACGGAAACAACAGAAAAGCCGGGATTAACCGGTGAATATCTTTCTTTACATGACAGTATTGAAACGAATCAAACACCGGACATCGAGCCAGATGATCCGGGCGTACCTTCCAGCGAACTATTAAAGCCTATTTTTCAAATGGTCGGCGGGTTGCTAAAACCTGTTTTAGAAGCTCCTGAAATTGACGCTTTATCGGAATCATACGGCCTGTTATTAGATAAATATTTTCCTGATTCATCCAAATTAATGGGGGTCGAATTGAACTGTTTATTGATAACTGCGGCGGTTGCCGTTCCTCGGTTGCAGTTTTACTCTATAAATAAAGGGGTAAATGAAACGGATGATAAAGTTCCTCCTGGTCAAACAAGTGATTTTGAAACCGGGGCCGAATAATGGCAGATGGAAAAATCTATTTGGTTATTGGGGCGACCAGATCGGGCAAAACCTACTGGACTGAACAGCAGTTAAAACGCTTTAAACGAATTATTGTTTGGGATATTAAGCACGATAAAAGAGAGTTTAAAGGGTTTATTCGGTGTACTGATAAGGCCGAATTAGTTAAACATTGTGCTATGAATCGGCGTGGCCCGTTAAAGATAACCTTTTCCGGGCATGTTTCGGACTTTGAGTTCTTTTGTCGGTTGGTCTATGTCTGGGCGCAAGATGCGCCATGTGCAATTGTGGTGGATGAGTTAAGCGATGTGACAACCATCAGCAAAGCACCACCGGCATGGGGCATGATAATTAGAAAAGTGCTTTGTACGGGTTCGGATGTTTTCGCTATTGCTCAGCGACCAGCTGAAATTGATAAAACCACGGTTGGTAACGCTACGATATTTCACGTTCACCGGATGAGTCGGGCCAAAGATCGAAAGTATATAGCGGAGGAAATGGATATTAATGTAAACCGGGTTAATGCTTTAAGTGATCGAGATTACATAGAAAAAAACAATATCACGCAAAAAACCAAAGATTTTAAGTATAAATAGCGGCAAGTGTTGCCAGTGATAAAGCCCGGTTAATCCGGGCTTTTTCGTATACGCAAATGTAAAAATATTTTTAAATTAATTTTGGCAATTTCGGCGGCAAGTGTTGCCGGTCAAAAACACTAAAAAACGCTTTATTTTCCGTATACGGAAATCTCAGAAAATTATAAAAAAAAACTTCTCTTATAGTGATTTCAGGGCTAATAATCAGGCATTGCAAAAAGCAAATATTTAACAATAATTTAAACAGGTGATGTATGAACTCAAAAGTAAAAAACATTTTAATAACAGCGGTTATCGCAGTAGTAGCAGTTGCAGCAGTCAATCGAGTGCCAGCAGTTAAGCAACTAGTAAATGGTGATCAAGCTTAATTAAAAGTAAGTAACTAATTCCCCGGACGGTCGCGAGATAGGCCGGGGTTTTTTAAAAATTCAATGTCGGGAGACATAGAAAAATGGCAAATCAAATTAAAGTAACCGGCCTTAGTCCGATTGTTACAGGTAAAAAAGTCACGATTGATCTGGATATGGGTTGGAAGTATCTCAAGGTTCATGTCAAGCGTACTAATTTCACAGCGGCGCAAGCAACAAACTACGCGCTAAAAATCAACGGCAAAATTCGCCAGTCTCTACCTTCATTGGCAGATATGGAAGCGATCAACACGCACTATGGGCGACCACAAGTAGCGGGTTATACCACTATCTTTTTCAATCGACCTGAATTGTCAGATTCTGAAGTACGCGATTTAAGCGGCTTGGGTACTCGCGATATTCAAACGGCACAAATTGAATTCATTCTGGCAACGGGTTTAACGGATCCAGATGTTGAAGTAGTAGCGGAAGTTGTTACTAATGAAGACATTGGTTGGATAACCATGTTTGAGAATTCCGATATTGCACTGACTAAAATCGGCGCAAATGTTATCTCAAAAATGCCCGAAGGTTCAGGCGATGTGCTTTCTTACATTATGCAAAAAGCCACGGACGATATTACAGACTTAAATCTAATTCGCGTTGTTGATGGGAATAAAACGTCTGTTATTGAATCCTCTAAAGAGTTTTTAGAGCTTGAACAAAAGCAAGCGCCGATGAAACCACGAGCACCAGTAACAGCTACGCAAACGGTTTTGGATTTTACAACGTCGGGTGTTCCAACGGATGCATTGAAAACTGATTACATTGAAACACCGGAGGGCGATCTTGTACCAGTTGAGCGTATTGGTTTGAATATCACAATCGGTTCAGCGGAAACTTTAACGGTAATTACTGAATCAATCGGTAAATTCACGGGCTAAATAAGGGGCGTAAAAATGTCACTCGAATGGTTAGGGGATGCATTAGACGCTTATACACAAATTGAGGTTGCGAAACGTTCGCAGCCTCAACTAGTGCAAGGCATACAACAGGCACAAACACCACTGGCAAGAAATACATTTTCACAGATTGAAGAAAATGAAGAAGATGATTTTTTTGACAAAGATAATACTGTTTTGTTAATGGGTGTGGGCTTTGTTGCATTAGGTAGTTTTATCTTTTTGATGAAAAAACTATAAGCAATAATTAATTTTAAAAAAGGGTTTTATCATGGGTTTTTTTAAGCGACTGGTAAAAAATACAAAACGGGCAGTTAAGACAACGGTTAAAGTTCCGGTAAAACTTGTTAAAAAAAGCGCTGATGTAACAAAGCGAAGTATACGTTTTACAGGAAAGGCCGGAATTAAAACTATTAAGTTTGCGGGCAAGGTTGCAAAAGCGGGCGTTGATCTACAAAAAAATGCCATCAAGGGAAAACTGGATATAAAAGGCGCGGCCAAAATGGCGTTGCTTAATCCTTTAATTGTTCCGGTTACTCATCCAAAGGAAGCGTTGCTTGCGGCGGGTGTGGGTTATGCCGGTATTAAAGCGGGTGCGGCGGCGGGTTTAACGTCAACGGGTAGTAAAGCGGCGGCGGTTAAAGCGGCGGCGGTTCCTGCGATTGTTGCACCGGTTAAAAGTGCGGTGGTTGGAGTGGTGGGCGGTAAATCGTACACCAGTGCGGCGGCGGTGTTAGCGGCAAACAAGGCATTGATGGCGAAATTGCGAGCAGCTAAAAAGCCGCCTATGCCTGTAGAGTCTGTCCGGGTTGTTCCTGATGTGGTTCCAGTAATAAAAAACACACCTGTACCGGTTCAAGGTTCAGGTGAAAAAACCGGTGGTGTAAATCCTACGGTTATGGCGGCGGGTGGTCTTGCTCTACTGGCTATCGCTCTTTAAGGGAAAAATATAATGCCAAATATTCAAGTTGATCCGCATGACCAGTTCCCCGATATGATTGGGGCTTCATCGCTTTTTATAGATTCGGTCACAGAAGGGCTGGGCGTTTTTGTGCAAATCTTTTATGCCAACGGTGAAAAAGAAGAACAAGAAATTGTTTCAGGTTCAAAAATTGTTACAGGTAAAGCGGCGAGCATACAAAAAGTTATTTTTCATAATCCGTCTGTTTTGGTCATTAGTGTTAGTTATCATTTTTCGATGTTATCTAACTATGATGAAGGCCGCGTACTGGGAGACATAACTGCGGTAACGCAGGACTATAACGAAACAGTAGACGGTAATGAATATATTTACGGTCATGCATCAGTAGCTGTGTTGTCTAAAAATTCTTATAACGGAATTAAAAACCCGTCGGGGTCTGATATTTGGGTTGATGTTATTCATGTATCAAATCAATTAACAAGTGGCGGGGCTTTTTTCTGCATCATTGATGAAGTAGAACTAGCGACAATAGATCAAGAAATAATAACTACTGACTTAAATAGTTTAAATCATAATAAATATTCTGAAGGTCTGGCGAGTACTGGAAAATATATATATGGCTTTGATGAAGAATTTCTTTTTCATGCTGAGGAAATGGGTTACTTAGCGAGTTCATTTGGAACGATACCTTATTTTGATGCAAAAAGGCCGTTGGTTTTAGCACCGGGCAAATCGGCGTTATTTTTTAATCCAACAATAAACGCAATGATAACTACAACTATTGAATGGAAGGAGCGAGCGCAATAATGGAACAAGAAGCTTTATTATTATTAATTGCTGGTTATATTCGTAAAACGAACCACCCGGAAGAAACGCCGGAAGATATTAAGAAAGCGGTTATTGATGATTATAAAACGGTGTTGTATGGATTAATCCAAACAGATATGAATCAATTTGATCGGGTTCAGATTTCAGCCGCTTTAAGGAAAGAAAGGCAAGCAGCAAAAAATAATGTATGAAAACCTACTTAATTTTATTTCCGGTCTTGGCATTGATAACGGGGTTTTATATTTTGACTAGAAAAAAAACTATGTCACGAAATGGAATTGAGCTTTTAAAAAAGTTCGAGTCTTTTAGTGCTTTACCATATAAAGATCAGGCCGGGTTATGGACTATCGGATGGGGTCACTTAATTAACCAGGGCGAAACCTTTACCGAGATTACACGCTACGAAGGCGAGCTAATTTTGAAGGGTGATTTAGCAATTGCTGAAAATTCTGTTAATGGTTTAGTGAAAGTTAAACTTAGTCAAAATATGTTTGATGCATTAGTAAGTTTTGTTTTTAATGTGGGTACTGGTAACTTTTCAGAGTCAACTTTGTTAAGGGTTTTAAATGAGGGTAATTATATTGAAGCGCAAAACCAATTAGCGCGATGGAATAAAACAACCGTCAACGGTTCAAAAATAATTAGTCAGGGATTAATTAACCGTAGGCAACATGAGCAAAATTTATTTTTTACATAAGGGTTTAAATTATGGATTGGGTTATAGATCGTTTATCAGAGCCTTCAACATGGCGCGGCATTTTATTAATCATGACAGGCGGCGCAAGTGCGGCAGTTTCACCCGAATTAATAACGCATGTTGTTACTACCGGTTTAACTTTGACCGGTTTTCTAGGCGCGGTATCAAAAGATAAATAATGAATATCACAAGTGACAATGTGAAGTCTTTTTTAATGCTGGCGGCAGTTGGTTTTGTTGGCTTTAAAATTTATCAGGCTAAGCAATTAGCAGGTGACGCGGTTGACATTGCAAAAACGAAATTGAATCCAGCCAGTAAAGAGAATTTTATCTATTCAAATATCAGGCCGGGTGGAATGAGTTTAGGTTCATGGCTCTATAAGGTAACGCACTAATGAAATGGTTACCCACTGGAAACGCTTTTAAAAAAGAGCTGGTATTAACAACGGTGTCAGTTGTTATTACTTTTGCATTAACCGTTTTTTTAACTAAAACCTTAAAGAAAAACAACCATGAGTAATGATGTATTATTAATTGCACTTTCAGCGGCGGTTAGTTCAGGCGGTGCAGTCTGGGCGGTTTTTTCGGTCATGGTTGCCAGTATTAAAGAAGATGTAAAAGAACTTCGAAGTACTGCCACGGATGCGCATAAACGCTTAAATAGACATATCGAGAAAAACCATGCTTAAAAGTAAATTATTAATGTTGTTGGGTTTTGGTGTGGGAACGCTCGCCGGGTTCGCTTATGGTCAAACGGTCAGGAAGAATACCGGCAACCATGTAGAAACAAGTTATAGCAATGGTGTGGTGTCAATTGATGCCGATGTTAAGAATTTAGCAAAAGATTCATTCACTGAAATGAAGGATACAGCCAAGGAAACGTTGAATAGTTACCTTGACCGTTTCCGGGGTTAAAGCTGCATTGATCGAATCAATTGCTTTTTAGTCGTCCATGGCGAAACAATCACGTTAGCCGGTATTTTCTTATTTTCTTCATATTTCAATAAAAGGGACATTAAACGGACATTTTCCGCTTTGATATCTTGCGCACTATGAGCGATTGAGTGCGAGTTCTGTAAGGTAAAACCAAGGTCAAAAAGCTGTGTTGCTTTGAATCCAAAGTGCTTTGTTGAGGGTGCAGAATCACTCACGAGCTCGCCATGTACAATACGCCATCCATGCCAGTCTTTATGCAAGATATAACCGCCAGCAGCATACAGGAGCAAATAGAGCCACTCAGGGGCAGTGTTCTCATTGACCCAGCGCCGCACGGTGCGGGGGCTTGTGTGGGTTAGTTCTTCAATGTATTTATTATCAAAATCCAGTTTTCGCATGAACTCTTTAAACGAATCAAACTGAAATGGCGGGTTAAACCCGGCAAAGGTTGCCGGTGTTTTTGCGTTGTCTGTAAAAGTTTCCATCTTTTTTAACCTTTTATTTTTATTAGTTTTTGCCGTTCCAAGTTGTTGTCATTTTCTGTGAGATAAACCACAGTATTTGTATGTGTAGTAGGCTTATTACAGAAAAGCTAGAAAAGGGCCAAAAAATAAAGTTAAGTTGTTTTAGATGTCCGGTGCATGTCCGAATTTGGTATTTAACATAATATACATAATTACACCGGTCATTTTGTCCGGCGCTCACCTCAGCAGGGGCAAAAGAAACCGACACAGCAAGTACTACAGCCAAAGCACCCGCCGCTAATTTTTGGCTGATTTCATGGAATATCTGGGCGGCTTGCGGACAATTTGTCCGCTTAGAATGCATCTCAAAAAGAACAACACCTTCCGGTAAATCCAGTATCTTTTCTACCTTCAAAACAAGGTCATCATCCATGTTTCGTGGTTTATTTCGGTACGCACTGAGCCTTGAGCGGGAAATATCCAGCAATTGTGCAAGTTTGTAGTCGGATGTTATTGATTTTGTAGACTTTATTAAGTCCAAATATTCATTTGTGTTCATAGCGGTGTCTCCGTTGGTTATGAGGGTAATCCTTGCCCTCATGTTCAATATTACTAAGCGTCAACATTAAATCAACAGTGGGCGGGTGTTGACGGTTTAAACGGTATTGATTACGGTATTAACGGTCTGAAGGATTCAGGCATTCAAAGCCTCTTTTGGTTAGAGCTTTCCGGTCGGGTGATCCCCGACCGGATTTAACCGAAAAGTGAAAATAACCAGATTAGGGTCGTCAAATGTCAAAAATGCTAGATCAATTAAAACAGATAATAAATTCTGAAAACGTGCCAGCCGAGCGCGTATCAATTAAATACACTCGCATGAAACAGCAAAGCGAAAAATTAACAAATATAGATTTAATTAATAATGTCGTGCCGATTGGTCAGGGTGCGATTGATTGTTATCCGGGGGGGTTCCCGGCGTGAGTTTTACAAATATAGATATTATTTTAGATCGTATTGATTCGGCGGGTATTGAATCACCAATAGCAATATTTTTAGCGCCAGAAAAACCAAAGGGTATTTTTAAATCGGTTTTTGCTTCAACGGTTAAAGGGCAAAACGATATATTTTATGATGCTGAGAATTTTGTGGGCCAGTTTAATTATCGTGTAGATCAGGAATGGTTGCGAAAAAAATTAAATGATCTGGAAGCAATAGAAAAGCCGGGAAAGGTTTTGGTATGAGTGACGAGTCAATCTGTAGAGATTATTTGGTTATTACTGTTTGTTCTGAAAGGGAGACCAGTAGCAAGTTGTTTAAATCACTTGTTGATGCTGAAGTTTTTGCTGATCAACAAACAAGGGATAGAGCGTTTTTGTGTAGGGCTGATATTTATGCCTATGCCGGTTGTTGCTATGTTAGTTCTTTTGGTGATGATCGTGAAATACATTAACTTTTTAATATTTTCTTTTGTCATGGTTTCAATAAGTCTTTTGGGTTGGGTGGCTTATATTGGAATCGCTATGACTTTTAACTGGTTGTAATAATGATTTTTGATTATATGGCGGTAGTTAAAACGAAAGATGGGGAAATACAGATTCTTTGGTGTGATTGTATAGATGGTATTCAGTCGTTAATTCGTGAGGCAAAGCAAAATTATAAGGTTATAGAGTACAAAATATATAAGCCTTTTAGTCATGTTCGGCTTGGTGAGTTTCATTGAAGCAAGCTGAATTTAATCAATTAAATGTTTTTAAACAGCGGAAATTGTGGGGGTTTGGGTACAAAGTTAAATTTGAGCCAAAGCCAATAAATGAAAAATGTTTTTCCTGTAAGCATTCATACCGTAAGCATGAAAAACTAAGTTGTAAAAAAGATAAGCCTTTAATGGTTTATCGGTGTAGAGAATTTAAGAGATATCCGGGTGCTGATTAATGGCTGTTAAATATGTGGTGACTGTAACTGTTGATCCTAATGGGTATTACGATGATGGTCTTGAAAATATATACGGGCCATATTCGATGGATGAGGCGGCAGAGGTAATGTATAAAATGAAAGATGATGGTATTAATTCTCATAGGGTTGATGTCTGTGTTCTTGATGAATATTAAAGCGTTAACTTATAAAGAATTTTTTACCCGTCCAGATACGGGTTTTTTTGTGTCTGTTGATCTTGGTTTTGAATTTGATCTTAATAGGCTAGTCAAGGGTTGCAAAAGTGCGACAAAAAATAAATGAATAATTTAGAGCAATTTCAACCGTTAGTATCACCGGGTACTTATTCGGCTTTTCAATATCGGGGTTGGTCTGATGAATACCGTTTTTTATTTAAAACGGAAGTGCCACAAACACCACCACCACAAAACAGTGGTGACAGGGTAAGCCATGAGTTGACAGCGGCGGCGGCTCGCAAACTGGCAGAAAGTGCGGAATATGTCGCCATTGAAAAGGGCGGCTATAAAACGTTTTTGACTTTAACGTTTGATAATGCAGCAAGGGCCAGAATGTCGCGCCAAAGGTCAGACGGTGAATTTTGGAAGTTAAACAAAGATAATCCAGCCAGTGTATATGCTGATGGTTTTGAGCGAACCTATAAAGAATCTAATATTCAAAAAGAATTAAAGCGTTTTTTTGATGGTTTAAAAAAACGATTAGAACGTGGTTTTTATATTAATTATCGCCGTATTGAAAATGCGGTTATGAATTATGATGATGGAAAAGCGGAATATACGAAAATCAAATTTAAACGGGAAAAGATCGAGGGAATAACGGATGAATTCTGTTATTTGTGGGTAGCAGAAAATCCGCCACAAAAAGACAAAAACGGCGATGAAATTATTAATAAGGAAACCGGCGAATTTAAACGAAACCCACACGCCCATGTAATGCTTAATTATAAATGTGATTGGCAGATTTTCCCGGCGTTTGTGAAAGGATTAGAAAAATTATGGCGGCAAGGGTTCGCCCATTTTGAAATGATTAAAAATCAAAAAAGTGCGGCGGCGTATTTGATGAAA